GTTCTGGCTTTGTCTTGAGTTCCATTAGAAGGCTTACTGGTAAACCGGTAAGCTCTCCTTGTGGAGCAAAAAGTCTCTTAGCAAACTCGGTATATCCTTGTGAGCTTTGAGTACATTTTGCGAGACTGATGGAAACGCCTAGATCTTTGATTACTTGTGTGTAATAATTATACACGGTTTCATTAGTATCTAGGGTATCATCTCCAAGTATAAGGTATTTATAACCTTGTACTCCTAATTTATAGGCACAGTAATGTTTAATTACATGATGTGTGAAAGTTGATACGGCCCATGTGCTTAGCAAGCCCATGGGACTACCACAACGATAGTGGTACTTTACGCCTTTATGGGTAAATGCTCTATGTGTTGTGATACGTTTCCACAACCCACTAATGTGGCTTCCATAAACTGCTTTTATAACTTCTTCACCTAAATCAATAGGGAATCTGTCTGTAAAAGCAGTCATGTCAGAACTAAATAAGCTTCTGCCTAAACCTTGAATAAGTTTAGGTATGGAAGATTGTCTGTAGGTCACATCACTTGGTAGCTTCTGCAGCCCTTTCATGAATGCTTTATGCAAACTTGTTAGAGCTGTGTTTGTCCACCAATCTGCTATTGCAATTACGCGCGTTTTACACGCCTTATCGCTTAGCAGTACCAGTTTTGAGTGTAAAAACTCTCCCTGGTGTGGTGTGCACTTGTCGGAGAAGATGTCTGGGGTGCTATATTTCATAAGCTCCTGGATATCCTTCCAAAGATCTGGTTCAGCTTTTAACGCTGACAGGTCTTTCATAGCATTAATAGTAGCCGGCCCATTTGGACCTGCTTTATTGCTAAGGACAAGGTAACCTTCATCCAATTCTGGTAAACAACCCAGAATTGATGACTTGTGAATGAAAGATATGATGTCTTGCTTGCGCTCATTGAGGCAAGCACTCATATCCGTAATTGTACTTGGATCGAGCTCAGGTTTGCACCTGAACTCCTCAACTATCCGAAAGAAGGATAGAGAGTACCGTACATGATAGGCATCGTTTCGATCGGGTTTAACGAAAGAAATACATTTCGGAAAACCTTCCTTATCTGTTTTCAGAAAAGGAATTGGCGTCACAGTTTGTCTTAATGAAAACTGTTGAAGCGCTCTTCTGAGCTCTTTGAGCCGTTGAATTGCGAACTTCTCTCCATGGTTCATCACCATGGAGGACACCAAAGATTTGAACTTAATTAGGTTCTCGTCTGGCGATCTATGATGCAATAAATTTATGAGAGGTACTAGCCTGTTTATACAAGTTAGCCATCTTTCATTAATTGAATTTATTGATTTCATATGCAAGATTGTTAATTCAAAATCTTGTGCTCACGCACCAGCGTGTG